CAGAAAAAATAGTATCACCAGGTGTATTCGCAAGAGAGAATGATATTTCTTTCTTGACGCCAGCCGCTGCTGAGGTATCTACAGCCGTTGTAGGTCCAACAGTAAAAGGTCCAGTTAATATCCCAACAGTAGTTCGTTCATACAGCGAGTATGTTGCCGTTTATGGTGACGCATTTAAATCAGGATCAGACTTCTACCAACACTCAACTTCCATTGCTGCAGAGAAATACTTTGAGCAAGGCGGAACGTCTTTGTTGGTAACCCGTGTTGCTCCAGCAGGCTACTCCCCAGCAGAAGCATTCATTGGTTCGGGATCAGCTAGTGAACTTACTAAGGTACTTACAATTGAAACCATTTCAGAAGGTACTATATTAAACAGCATTAGTGACATTCTTGCAGACGGAGCACTAGACTCAGGTTCTGTGGATAATCTAAGATGGGAAGTAACAAATAGTAACGAAAACCTTGGAACATTCAACTTGATTGTTCGTAGAGGTGATGATAACCACAAGAGTAAGATTATCCTTGAAACATGGAATGACCTTTCTCTAGACCCTAAATCAGATAGATACGTAGCTAAGGTGATCGGTGATGTATCTTATACTGCATCAGGAGGTATCTTAACAGAGGTTGGTGATAATCCAAACAGATCAGCTTATATTAGAGTAAAATCTGTAAATTTCAAAACACCAGATTACTTTAATACAGCAGGGGTCAAGCAGTACACAGGAAAACTACCACTAGTAGGATCAGGTTCAGTAGCTGGTGCATTTCAAAACGGTACTGGAGATCTTTGGGCAATTGGTGAGGTAGCAAATTACTTTGAAAATATCGGTTTAGGAACCGCTAAGAATACTGAAGGTATTTCTGCAACAGGTGGTGATGCTTCCGACTACAACGAAGCAGTATCACTTCTAGCAAACACAGAAGAATTCAACTTCGACGTATTATTGACACCAGGTTTAAATCAAGCAGATCACGCAATCACAGTTGGTAAGTGTATCGACTTGGTAGAAGAGAGAGGTGATGCAATTTATGTTACAGACCTAACAGGACACGGAGATGCTCTAAGTACAGTAACAGCAAAAGCTGAAGGACTTAATAGTTCATTTGCAGCAGCATACTGGCCGTGGGTAAAGGTACAATCTCAAGGACTTGGAAAACAAGTATGGGTTGGTGCTTCTACAGTAATGGGTGGTGTATATGCCTTCAACGATTCTGTTTCTGACCAATGGTTCGCACCAGCTGGTTTAGTAAGAGGTGGTATTCCAGGCGTTGTACGCACAGAAAGAAAGCTCTCAAGAAGTGATCGCGATGCATTGTATGTATCTAAAGTAAACCCACTTGCAACCTTCCCAGGTCAGGGTGTTGTAGCATACGGTCAAAAGACACTTCAAACTAAAGCTTCTGCTTTGGATAGAGTAAACGTAAGAAGATTATTGATCAACTTGAAGAGATTCATCGGTGGTCAAGCTAATAACTTGGTATTCGAACAAAACACAATCGCTACAAGAAACAGATTCTTGTCTGCAGTTAATCCATTCTTGGATAGTGTAGTACAGCGTGAAGGTTTGTACGCTTACAGAGTTGTAATGGACGATACAAATAACACAGCAGATGTCATTGACAGAAACCAATTGGTAGGTCAGATTTACATCCAGCCAACTAAGACTGCTGAATTTATTGTTCTTGACTTTGTTGTACAACCAACAGGTGCAAGTTTCGGAGCCTAACCTATTTATAATAAAGTAAAAGAATAGAACATGCCTACAATTAGTTCACAAGAGATTATGTTCAAGGCTTTCGAGCCTAAGGTACAGAATAGATTTATCATGTATGTTGAGGACATCCCAACTTATATGATTAAAGGAGTGTCATCTCCAAACTTCCAAGATGGTGAGATTCAATTGAACCACATCAACACCTACAGAAAGATTCGTGCAGGTAGAAGAGAGTGGCAAGATATGACATTGAACCTTTATGATCCAATCTCTCCAGCAGGTTCACAAGCAGTAATGGATTGGGCTCGTTTGGGTTACGAATCTGTAACTGGTAGAGCTGGATACTCAGACTTCTATAAAAAGGATTTAACTTTCAACATCTTAGGACCTGTCGGCGATATTGTAGGTGAGTGGCAGATCAAAGGTGCTTTTGTTAAGTCTTCAAACTTTGGAGCTTACAATTGGGACAGCACAGAAGCAATCAACATCGACTTGACAATTGGTATGGATTTCTGTATCTTGAACTTCTAAGAAAAGTTACAAATAAAACTAAAT